GGTCCCGCCTTGCCGGGTGTGGGTGTTTTCAGGCGTCGATCCGCCAGTGCCATGGACGGCAATGACGGGTGAGGGATCGTAGACGAATTCACCGGCGCCAGGGATCATGACGACCGCGCGGACGGCCTTGGCGAATGGCTCGATCGGCCGGTAGACCTCGAACGACAACTGCGGCATGCGGTTGCCGAACGGCGCCAGCGCAAGGCCCTCAAACACAACGTAGGCCGTGCCACGGTAAGCGGGCGTCACCGATGCACCCATCCGCGCCGAGATCAGGCTGTCGGGCGCTTGCGTGTCTGATCCGGTGTAGACACGATGGGTGATCTGCGAGAGGTCGAGCTCCGTGCCGTTGGCCCACACCCGGCCGATGCCACCGATCTCGCCCTCGGTGAGGGCAACGGCGAAGTTGGAAAAGTAGGCGTAGGCGGTCGTCGTCGTCGCCGTGCCGCCGCCACCACCGCCGCCGGCACCTTTCCCGCCGCGCTGTGCTTGCGAGGTCGTGGTTGTTGCGCGCTCTTCGATCGTGGTCGCCCAGATGATCTGGCCGCCGACGCGGACGCGGCCGTAAACCCGAGGGATCGCAGCACCTTCGGTCGAGGCCACGACCTGGAGGTCGGAAATGCGTGGGCCTTGGACGTTGCGGGTGCGCCCCGACGAGCCGAACAGCGCCTGATCGATATACGATCCGGCAAGTGTTCCGACCTGGCTGCCGAGCGCGGCACCCGATAGCGACACGCCGAGAGCCCCGATGCCGGACGGCAGCAGGGCGCCGCCGATGGCGGAACCAACGGCGGCAAGTGCAAGTGTGGCCATGGGGATCAGGTCAGTTGGAGGGATGGCGGCCGGAGGCGAATAGGCTCGGGAGGAGTTAGCGCGGGAAGGCGAAAACGGCGGCGATGCGCCGGCGCCACCACGGCGTGAGCGCGACCTCGGCGACGGGTGCGCCTTCGATGGCGTGGATCATGGATGACGGCGAGGTGAGGATTGCCGAGTGTTTGGCGACCATACCGGGTCTGAGGCGGAAGATGACGACACGGCCGCTCGCGAGGTCGTCGAGCGGGCACGGCGTGAGATGGCGGGCGGCGGCGTCCAGCATGGTTTCACGGCCATCGCTCTCGGCCCAGTCGGCAGAGTAGGCTGGCGGCGTCTCGGGCGTATGTCCGGTGTATTCGGCGTAGACGCCGCGCACGAGGCCGAGGCAATCGCAACCGGCACCGCGAACGCTCGCTTGGTGGTGATAGGGTGTGCCAAGCCAGCCCCGAGCGATGGCGGCAATGGCTTCGCCCGCTCCGACGCTACCCGCGTCAACGCTATTTGGGGTGGGCATGCGGTTGGTCATCGTGGGCCGCGCATGATGAAGTCGTTGCCCGGCATGTGCGGAAACCCACGAAAGTTGACGACGTTGGAAAACTTGGCCTGGCATGTGGCGAGGTGCTTGTCGCAACCCGCTGTGATGCGGAACGTCTGGCCGGCGGAAAGTGGCAGGCGAGCGGGCGCCCACAACTCGATTGTTGCAGTGGTATCGACAATCGAGTGCTCCTTGACCTCGATCGCTTGGCCGTTTGCAGCACCCGATGTGAACGTCAAAAGCCCCCGGGCGAAGAAGCCCGACGCATAGCCGCCGAGCCCGGATGCCGTGAAGCGGCGCGCACTGTCGATGGCAACGACGGTTCCAAGGCCGCGATACGCCGGGAGCGTCAAGTCGATGCCGCAGCGCGGATCGCCAACGTCGGCATCGCAGCCGTACTGGAACAACCGGCCCTTGGGTTGGTTGAGAAAATGCGATAACCCGCGCACTTCGGCAGCAAACGCGTGTCCTGCCCTGCGGACCTCGCCAAGGCTGCCGGCTTTTACGAGCGCGCGCTGCGACGGCTCGGCCCAGTTGACGCGAAAGATCTCGACATCGGCATTATCGTAGGCGCCGCTGGCAAGGTCGGCTTCCGCCAGCCGGTCGGATGAGATTGCGCTTTGAACTTCGAGGTTGTCGACCGACAGGCCGAGACTCTCGGTGATCTCGCTCGACGAAAACCCGCTCGCCGCTTCGAACGTCGTGGCATCGAAAGCGATGGCGCGGTCGTGGTCGGTGAAGCCGAGGCGAGTGCCGTCCTGGCGAGTAATACGCCAGCACCAGCATAACGTCGTTGCGCCCGACGCGATATGCGCAGCGAAATCGGGACTGAATTGTCTCACATGAGCCTCCTCAAGGTCTGTCTCTTCACCGGCCGCTCACAAGCGGACCTCGACAATCGGGATGTTGGGGATCGCGCCGTGGTTGAAGCCGCGCACAGACACGTCGAGGCGGTCGGTGTCGAAGCGGACCGGGACGTCGAATTCAAACCCGGCTGTGATGGCAGCCCCCGTCGCCGGGATGTGACCGGGGAGAAAGACGATCCGCCCCGACGTGACGTCGATCGTGACTTGCGTGCCAGGTGTTTTGACCGTTCCGGCGACCGCAATGGCAACCGTGCCAGCGACGGGCTTGGTGATGGCGCGCGTATACGGCGCGTAGGCCGAGCCGTAGGTTTTCGACAATTGGAACGTCGTGGTGTTGCCGTCGCCGGTGCCGATCCGCTGGTTGGTGGCTTGCGGTGTGGCGCCTGGCGGACATGATTTATAATCAGCGGGGTCGCGCCAGCGGAAGCCGGTCAACTGGCCACGGCGCTCCTCGAAGAAGGCGATGACCGCGTGGAGCTGGTCGAGCGAGCGGACGCCATAGCCGGCGTTGTAGACGCGGCGGCTGTCGGCCCAGCGGGCGTTGCGCTCCTCAAACCCTGAGCCGAGCGTGACGATGTCGGTGCGCCTCTCGGGGCCGCCTTGCGACCCGAGCGAGATGTCGGTCGGGAAGCGGATCTCGTGGAATTGCATGGCGGGGGTCGCTCGTTCAGGGATCTAGGGTTGCGCTGGCTCAGAGGTTGCGCTGGCCAAGCGTGACGGCGCGCGACAGCATGGCGGCGACTTGCGTTTCGCTGCGCATGAAACTCTGGGCGTCAGTGGCGGTGACGGTAAAGTTGACGGTCATACCGGAGCCGCCGCCACCACTGGCCGCGACCCCGAGCCGGCCGTCGGGACCGCGTGCTAGCGGCATGATGGCTTCAGCCCCGCGCTCGCCCGCGATGCCGGTTTGGCCGCCACCGAGCGGGAACGCGATCGGGCTTTGAATGACGCCGCCAGCAGCAAACGGGATCGGTACGCCCTGGCTGAACGCGCCCCCGTTGGCGAAGGCAAATGCGCCGCCACCGCCAAAGCCGAACCCTCCGCCACCCGACAGGCCACCCGATAAGAGATTGCCGAGGCCCTGTTCGAGAGGCTTCAATGCCGACTGAAGCGCGATTTTCGACAGCGATGTGGCGAGACCGGAGAGAACGTCGCTGAAGTTTTTGCCTTTGATGGCGAGGCCCTCGAAGGCGTTGACGAGGGCCGACGAAAACTGGCGACCGGCTCCCGAGGCAAGCTTGAGTCCGCTTTCGAGGCCGGAGATGTCGGCATCGACCGCGATGGTCCAGGTGTCGATCGGGGAGGTGTCCGGGGTCATTCGTTGCCTTGTTGATGAGTGTGATCAGGAAACGACGCCATCAGGCTCGTGATGTCGGCGCGGCGCGGAGGGTCGAGAGTGGTCGCTGGCGGCAAGATCGCCCGGGCGGCCGCGGAAAATTCCGGAATGGTCATCGACCAGAACGCGCGCGGGTCGAGACGAAGGAGCCCGAGGCCGAGCGCCATCACGTCGTCCCAAGGAAAAGGGGTGTTGGGGGAGGCTGTGTTGCGGGACGCGGTGTTGGGGACGGGCCCCCAGCCGACGCTGTCGGTGGCGCTAAAGGGCTAGTGGTGCTGCCGCCTCCCTCAGGCTTAGATGCGGTTCCAAAGGTAGCGCGCAGAAGCTTGGCGACGATGGTCACGTAGCCAGCCGCGCCATCGTCGGCTTGCATCTTCGCGACGGCATCGTCGGTGATGTCGTGGCCTGCGCCACGCAGGCCCGCTGCGATGATGCGAATACAGTCGCGGGCCGACAGCGTGCCAGCCTCGAAACGCCGCGCTAAGGCCAGCATATTGTCGTCGCCAAAAGCGGCCTCGAGTTCGGCGAGCGCGCCGAGCGTCAGGCACAGCGCATGGGGGCGGCCATCGAGAATGGCCTCGATTTCACCGCGGCGGAGATTGGGCATGGAGGTGCTCGGACAGCAGGAGGTTGAGCAGGAGATCGGGCGATGGGACCGGGGGCTCAGATCAGATGGCGGTGAAGGTCAGCTCGCCAGCTGATTCCAGCGCGATCTCGAACGTCACCTCGCCATCGTGCCGGCCGCCCATATCGAAGGCGACAATCTGGAATAGTCCAGCGACGATGCCAAAGCTCGGGATCACGATCTGCCACGGCCGGACCAGACCGCCCATGACATGGCTGCGGATGGTGGCGTCGGAGGCGGCATCCTTGAAGATGCCCGAGCCTGAAACTTTGGCCGTGCGGATGCCGCCACCAGCGAGCAATTCGCGCCATTGGCCAGCGGACTCCGACGACGTAATATCGATGCTGCCGGTATTGAAAGATAGCGTACGCGAACGCAAGCCAGCGACGGTGGTGAAGACGCCGGTGGCGTCAGCGTCGACCTTGAGCAGGAGGTCGCGGCCTTTTTGAGCGGGCATGGAGAGAGCTTTCGGGAGCGGCGGCTAAAGGGGTTCGGTGACGGCGCGGAACCGGACGAGGCCGCGAATGGTCTCGCCGTCGGTCTCGCGGCGGGTTTCGGTGAACTCGTGGCGGAGATTGACCAGCCGGTGGCCGGTCAACGTGAGTGACTGGTCGTGAAGGGCAGCGCGGATGACGGCGGCAATTTCGGCCGCCTCACGGCGTCCATTGGCGCGCGACCAGACATGAAGCGTGAGGGTGTGTTCGGCACCTGTGTCGGTGGCAGGATCACCGCCGGTGGCCCAGTCGCGTTCGAGCGTCTGTCCGATCGTGACGTAAGGTGACTTGGTGCGCGGTGGCACGAAGTCGAACACGCGAGGCTGTGACCCTGTTAGTGCCGTGAGGGAAGTATCGGTCGATAGCCGAGCGATGATGGCGGCTTGCAAGGCAAGCGCTGGATCGGTGACGGGCATGGTCAATCCCCGCCGCGAACAAACACGGTGTGGCGTGAGCTGGAGGCCATATCGCGATCAGGATCAGGCGCGGTTTGAGCCAGGTCCGGCCGCGACCCGACATCAAGAGGCGGTAACCCAGGTGGCCGGGGAACTCGTCGGTCCACCGCGCTGGTTAACACGCGGGCGATGCGATCAGATTGGCGCGACAGCGTGTCGGACCGGTTGGCCGTGAAACGCGTGGTCAGCCTCATGTCACGATCTCCTCACAGCGGCATTCCAGAAAGCGTCGGCGGCCGCCGCGCTCGATGATCGAGCGGATGGCAAACGAGCGGTTGCCGAGCCGGAAACGCATGTCGGGCGAGATGCCGTCGCGGTAGCGGATCACGACGGTATGGGTGATGCGCGCGGACAGCCGGTCCTCATCGAAAGTCTCGTTGCCGAACTCGGCTCGAAGTTCGCCCCAAAGGTCGGCAGCGAGTGTCCACGTCGTCAGGCTGCCACCGAACCCGTCCGGTGTCGTGACGGGCGTCTCCAGCGCCAGATGATGGATGAAGCGGGCGAAATGGACGTCGTGCCACAATTGGTTACGGGTCATAGCCGGTGGCTCCGGTAGGGCAGGAGAAGATCAGAGACGGTGTGTGGGATCGATGCCGACGGTCCGGTTTCACAGGGGTCGCGATGTTCAAACCAATGTGCGGTCAGCAGCAGCAGTGCGTGACGGATGGGTGCAGGAACTGTAGCGGCCGTCGAACCGTAGCCAGCGGTGAAGTCGAGCGCGATGCGGTCGCCTTCGGGCAAGGCGGCCGGCCATCCAGTCCTTGGGGCGATGGCGACCGGCGGTGGACCGGGATCAAGGACGATGCCGGTCATGGCAAGCGGGGTGAGCGTGCCGTTCGGCGCAAGTAGAGCGAGCCCGGTGATGGCCGTGACCGGGCGGATCGGGATTGGCATGATCCGACCGGTAGGCCACGCAGATAGCGTCATCCGCCACGACTGGGTCATGAGTGCGAGGCCAAGGGCCGCCTCGATCTGGAGTCGCGACGTCAGGATAAGACTGCCGAGGTAGGTGTCGTGGTCCGTGCCGTCGATGCGTAAGTGGGCCTTGACCTCGGCGAGAGACACGGGTTCGCCGGCAGGGCCGCTCGTCATCACGAGCGCCATGGGATGATACCTTGCAAGTAGGGATCGGAAGGGACGGGACCGCCGCTGCGGGAGGGAGGGGCTCGCGCGGCGGTCCCGCTGAAACCCGCGGGCGGAGGCAACCCGCGGGGACGGCGTGGGCCGTGGCTCGGCCTGAGCTTTAGACGGCGAAGCGCAGCAGCTTGATCGCGTCGAAGTCAGCAACGCCGCCGCCGACGCGCTTTGTCGTATAGAAAAGCACGTATGGCTTGGCGCTGTAGGGATCGCGCAGCACGCGAATGCCGACGCGATCGACGATCAGGTAGCCGCGGCTGAAGTCACCGAACGCGACCGACAGGGAGTTGGCGGCGGCATCCGGCATGTCCTCGCACTCGGCGACAGGGTAGCCGAGCAGCGTCGGCAGTTGTGCCGCAGTGGTCGATGGCTGCCAGAGATAGGTGCCGTCGCCGTCTTTCATCTTGCGCACGAGGCTTTGCGTGGCGCGGTTCATAACGAACGAGCCGTTGGCGCGGTAAGGGGCTTTGACCGCATAGGCGAGGTCGATCAGCTTGTCGGCGGGGTTGGTGGCCGGGAATGCACCGGCCACGCCGGTGTTGATCGCGCCGATGTTGCCCCAGGTCCAGGCGCTGTTGGCAACAACCGGGTAGGTCAAAAAGCCTTTGGGCTTGTTCGTGCCGTCGCCGGTGACGAAGGCAGCACCCTCTTGCTCGGCGAATGCGATTCGAACTTCCTCGGCGAGCCACGCGTCGATATCGACAGCGCCGTCGTCGAGGATCGAGGTGGTCGCCGCCGGCATGGCGTAGAGTTCCATGGTCGGAAACGAAACGCTGGCCAGCGTCGGCGTATTGGTTTGCGGACGGCTGGCGGCCTCTGCGGCCCATCCAGTCTGCATGCCGGACGTGACGTACGGGCGCTTATAAACGGAGCCGGACACCTGGCGGACGCCGGCGATGGCGCGGATCGGCGAGATGGCGCGAAGTGCGCGGTTGATCTCGGATTCGGTTTCGGCCGGGACGAGGAAGCCACCGTCGGGATCGGAGGCGACCGAAAGGGCCTTTTGCTCAAGCGCGCGGAGCGGAGCTTCGTTGCCCTTGCGGACATAGCCGTGGAAGGCGGATTTGTGTGCGAGGGACGTCTGGTTTGCTGGTGCAGCGCCGCCGATTGCCGGGCGCGCGGCTTTGAGCGACAGGTCATCGAGGGTGCGCTCGATGCGCGCGAGCTTGTCGGTGGTGACGACGTCGGCCGAAAGCTTGGTTTCAAGGTCGCTCAAGCGGGCGTCGTTGACCGATTTGAACTCGCTGAAGGCGCGGTGAAGATCATCGAGGATGCTCGGGTCGGCGGACGACGAAGCAGCAGTTTTGGTTTCGAGGTGCTGTGCGTGTGACAGCGCGTTGGGGTTCATCATGGAGAGTTGGCTCGGGTTGTGGGTGCTGGAGGTAGCAGAAGCGAGGAGGCGGGCGTGACGAGGCGGAAGTGCAAGCACCGAGAGACGGCGGCGAATATTCGGGGACGTCAGCGAGGCTTGGATTGGCTGGTGGAATTTCTGATGGTGGCGGCAAGCTCCTGCAGCGGTGTACGGGGGGGCGGCATCGCCCAGTGGACAGTGGCAGTATCGCCGGGATTTGGAGCGCGGGGATAACTTGACGAAAATTTTCGTGTGATGCGGGCAGCCGAAAGCATTGGAAAGGTTACGATCGAGATTTCCCACAAGTCGATGCGGGTCAGGCGGCGCAAGCCCGAGCGAGGGAGGCGCTGGCTTGACACGGTCTTGAAGCCGATCGAGAGGCCGTCGAGCGCGCCATCCCGGATGAGGGCATCGAGGTCGCGGGCGCGGCTGGCTTGAAGCGTGAGTTTGCCCTCGACACGCAGGCCGCGCGCATCCTCGACGATCGAAGTCCAGATGCCGATCGGCTCCCTGGGGTCGTGCTGGAACAGCATGCGGATGCCGCTCGTACCGTGCCGGGCAAGCGTGTCGGTGAACGCGCCTCGGGCAACGATGTCGCCGCCCTGGTCGGGGATGTCGAACAGGCTGGCGTAACCCGCGATCGTGCCGTCGGGCGTGATGGTGGCGGGGAGGACCGCAAGCAGAGGCGGCCGCGACGCCGGAGGGCGTGCGGTGAGTGTGGGTGCGGGCATGGGTGTGTGTGGTTGGTGCTTTAGGGTCGAACGGGCGATATCGAACGGCGGTCGTGGGAGTTTCGCATGCGTATGAGACTTAGCGCTTGATGGGCACCCACCACTGATAACCGCGGCGTGAAAGGATCATGCGGGCTCGGATGTAACCGTGGCTTGTCAAGACCAGCTCTGGACTACGATCGTGGTGCAGGGATGTACTCCAACGACCCAACGACTGACTAAACGTCAAGCGTTCGCGGACATCTGTCATGACTGCAATCGATTCATGCGCCGACAAGTCGACCAGGCGGCCGAAACCGTTCGGGGCATGTCCAACTCTGACAAAATCATCGCGGATCAGACCACAAACACTTTTGATCAGCATCGGAAGGTAGCCCGGCAACCCGATATCGTCGCGCTGATGTAGAACTGTGTTGAGAAGAGCACAGACGTTGTCCTGCCCCGCCTCTTCTAACTCGGACAAGAGTCGTTCCTGCATTTCGAACAATGTGATCATGGTCTGACTTTGACGAACATGGGTCTTCATCCCAAGCGGAGACTTATAGCATGGCGGTGTCCGATGGATCGCTTGTGGCGCTCAGGGCAAAGGGCGGTTGGGTTCCCGCGTAGTGGCGGCGGGCATGGGCGGATACCCGATGGCAGCGCGTTTCTCGTCGGTGGTGAGGAAGCTCGCGGCTTCGAGCTGGCGCCACAGGGCTTCGCGTTCCGGTGTCAGGGCAGGGACTTGGTCGAGGTCGGGAACAAGGCGAAGGCGGCCGGCCGCAGCCACAGGGGTAGATGCACGCTGAGAGGTTGTGTCGTTAGCTGGGTACGCGTCTCCAAGCCAGCCGGATAGCGCCGCCGCCGTGCGTTCGACGAGCGGCAGGACGGTCTGGCGCCACAAGGCGCGGGTCGCTTCCTGATAGTTGGAGTAGGTATTGTCACCGGGGATGCCGAGCAGCATGGGTGGGACGCCGAGAGCTAGGGCAATCTCACGGGCAGCGGCATGCTTGGCTTCAATGAAGTCCATTTCGCGAGGTGATAGCGAGAGCGGTTTCCAATCGAGCCCACCTTCGAGCAGCAGCGGGCGGCCAGCGTTTTTGGCACCTTGGAAGCCATCCTGCAGTTCGGACTTCAGGCGTTCGAACTGTTCCGGGCTGAGCCGGCCTTCGCGAGCGCCATAGATCAGCGCACCGGACGGCCGCGCGGCGTTGTCGAGCAGCGCCTTGTTCCAGCGGGCGGCCTGGTTGTGGATGTCGATCGCGGTGGCGGCGGCCTCGATCGGCGAATGGCCGTAATGGTCATCGAGCGGGTGGAATAGTTTCAGGTGCAGGATCGGCGAGATGCGGCCGGAACTCGGCTCGGCGTCGAAGCGGACGGTGCCGCCGCTAGCGGTGTATTCGAACGCGGATGGCCAGCCAGCCGGGCCTTGGATGATGCGCATTCGGTCTGGGCGTAGGGCATGCAATTCGCGCGGTAAGCCATCGATGGTGACGGCCTCGAGGTACGCGTTGCCCGAGACCAGAAGGTAGCCGTAGACGGCCGCGAGGAAATCGGCACGCGTGGTATGGGGTGCGGGCTGTGCCATGAGGTCGAGAAACGGATGCGCCTCGATTTCAGTACCATCGCTGTAAAGAAGAAGTGGAACTGACGCGGCGGCCTCAGCAACCATGCGCACGCAGCGGTGGACGACGGCATTCGACATGTAGCCTTCCCGCGCGAAGGCGGCATAGTCGCGTCCCGACCACGCTGGCGCGCCGAGCGTCTCGTACGCGATCAGCGGGCCGGTGCGCGAGGCCTTGGTGTCATCGGCGATGCGAGGACGGGCGAAGGCGGCCAGGAACGCGAGGGATTGGCGCGCGAAGTTTTGGCGCACAAGGGACTGGCGCACAAGTGTACGTCCGGCGGCGGGTGGCAGCAGGGGCATGGGACGGTGTCCGGGTTGCGGTGACGTGGCAGAAGTGCGGGATCGAAGGCGCGTTATCTGGGCTTGACTGGGTGGCCGCCTTCGCGGCCATGACGTCGTGTCGGTAGCTGGTCAGGGCCTGGAGAAAAGCGACGTTCTGGCCGCCCCTCCCTCGACCGCACATGCGGGTCTTTGTGGCCGCCCCTCACCTTCTGCTTCGAGGCTCGCGTTCGCTCGCTCGCCGCCTCTTCCTCTCCCCGCGTGCGGGGAGAGGGGAAAGAACGGCCGCGCTTTTCGTAGTTGGCAGCCAAAGGCGGAGAGACGGGAGAACTGGTAAAACAGCAATCGAACTATAGGGTGCTCGCGGCTTCCCCTCTCCCCGCGTGCGGGGAGAGGCAGCGCGACAGGAGGAGCATGCTCCGCCTGTCGTCGCGGTGAGGGGCGGCAACACGTCGAGCGTCACGCAACAAAAATGTGGTCACTTGGAGTCAGTTTATGCGCGGCGAGCAGCCATGGAAGACGAACCGTGCGCGCGTTCTTCGGTCAGCGACCACGTCTGCTGAGGCCGTGCTATGGCAGCGACTAAGGAGCCGTCGATTTCACAGCCTCAAGTTTGTCAGGCAGTTTCCTATTGGCAATTATATCGTCGACTTCGCCTGCCGAGATAGAAAGGTGATTATCGAGGTCGACGGTGCGACCCACTCGGAGCCATCGGACTTAATGGCTGATGAGCGGCGCACAAAGGAACTCATGAGTCTCGGCTACCGCGTCTTTCGGGTTTGGAACGGCAGCGTTTACGACAACCTTGACGGCGTACTTCTTGATTTGGCGAATTTCGTTGGCGTGGGTTTAGACTGAGAGTGCCTGCATCTGCCCCTCACCTTCGGCTTCGAGGCTCGCGTTCGCTCGCTCGCCGCCTCTTCCTCTCCCCGCAGGCGGGGAGAGGGGAAAGAACGGCCGCGCTTTTCGTAGTTGGCAGCCGAAGGCCGGGAGCAATTCGCAATTCGCAATTCCCCACTCTCCACTCTCCACTCTCCACTCTCCACTCTCTCACGCTACGGACGCCGCACATGCGGGTCTTTGTGGCCGCCCCTCACCTTCGGCTTCGAGGCTCGCGTTCGCTCGCCCGCCGCCTCTTCCTCTCCCCGCAGGCGGGGAGAGGGGAAAGAAAGCTCGCGCCGTCGCAGTCGGCCCGAGCGAAGCTCGGAACAGCGAGACCGAGCGAAGCTCGGAACAGCGAGACCGAGCGCCGCTCGGATCAGCCGACGTGAGACACCAGGCGGCCGAAGGCCGGGAGCCACGCGACCCGGGCGGTAGCCCGCGCCGTCGCAGCCGACCCGAGCGCAGCTCGGAGCAGTCGGCGTGAGACAGTATCCATGAGCGAACTACAAACTCCTGACATGCGGATCGCGGCCGGAGGACAGCATGAGAGACGTGAGCGCCCAGACGAGCGCGTCGAGACGGTCTGGCGAGCGGCCACCGGCGAGGCCGTCGGCGCCGAACGCGCACATCTGGTCTTCGAGTTGCGGGAACGATCCGACGTGCGAGACTCGGCCCTCGGCGTAGAGCGCGGCAACCGGCTCGGCGCGCAGCCACTTGCCACGCGTGGCTCGGACTTTCTGGACGGCCACAGTCGGGTCGATCTGGCGCAACACCTGAGTGACGAGATCGCCGCCCTGGTTGACCTCGGCAACGATGCGATCGGCCATGAAGTCCTTGTAGGCAGCAACGGCGGCGCGTGCCCACACTGACGGCTCGCGGCCCTGGATGGTGCGGTCGGAGAGGATGTAGGCTCGGTTGTCGGGGCCAAGACCGGCGACCATGATCCCGCACGCGTCCGACGAGGCGGTAGCGGTGACGGGTGGATCGACGGCGACGACGACGATTTTCATGTCGGGTGTCGAGCCGATGCGGTGGGCCTCGATCCAGTCGCGGCGCCACAGCGCGCCAGCACGATTGTCGATGATTTCGCCGTCAAGTTCCTGGCGGGCGAGCGCAGTGCCGGTATAGCGGCGCGTGATTTCGGCCATGAAGGATGGGGCGAGGTTGGCCGCGTTGTCGGCGGTGCGCGAACGGGTGACGACGGTGGTCGGGTCTTCCATCAGGCGCTTGAGGACGGGGATCGGCTTCGGCGTGGTGGTGGCGACCATTTGCGGGTGGCGGCCAATG